AAATGTGTGTATAACTTCAAATGAAAACTCTGTCCATACAAAATCATCTGGAAGTTTCAGGGGTTCTGTGTGACTCTTTCTCTCTTCCTCAATTTCACCAACTTTGTGCGTTCCATTGTGGGGTACGGGTTGCTTGTCCCAAAACTGGTGCATTTATAAACTAAGTGAAGCACTCTTTTAAGTTGGCTTAAAGTTTTATCACTAATATACTACATAATGTCTCTTGAACAAGATTACACCACTGTGCCAGGTCAACTTTTCGCATGTTTGTCCGTTATTGGTCCCGAAGCCCCACAAAAGAATGATAAGTTTGGAATCAAGATCCGTGGCGCCTTCTCTACACGCGATGAAGCGGCGTCTCACGCCAAGCGTCTTCAAAAGGAAGACCCAACCTTTGATATCTATGTTGTTGACATGTACAAGTGGCTCCTCATTCCACCAGATCCAACTATGATTGAAGATGTTCACTATCAAAATGAAAAGCTTGCGGAGATTATGGTGGGATACAAGGAAAATCAAGCACAAGCGGCTCGATTGTTTAATGAAAGAAAGCAGGCTATGACAGAAGCGAAGGATTACATCGCACCAGGTGATGAAAACTCTCGCTTCTACACCAAGCCCGACGAAGCCCCCATTCCCCACCCAGCCGAAGTTTTGGAACGCCTCAAGAAGGAGAAACCTGACGCTCCCATGGAAGATCTCATCAAGGAAGCCGATGCCATCGTTGCTGCTGAGATTGAGGAACGACGCAAGAAGCGTGAAGAACAGGAAAGCTCTACGGATGCGAAGATTGAAGAAAGTGATGGGGGTGAACCAGAAGTTTCCTCAGCATAATTTTAAAATAAACTCGTATAATATAACAAAATGATAAAAGTACTTCTTACAATCATTTTGACAAGCGCATTCTTTGTTTTGTTTTTTGAGCCCGAGTTAAAGACGGTTTCAAAGAACAAAATAAAAGCAAGTACAACGGATGGTTTTATAGAGGATACATATAGAGGTCCATTCGTTGATAATTTCATACCTCCAAAATATGGAGATATTGGGACATTTGTTGGACACTCAAGCGTACCTGAGGATCACTGGTTGCATGGTTTTCCCCATGAAAAAGCCGAGTAAGAAGACGGCAAAAGCTATAATCCATGTGGATTTTTCCACGCCCGATAAAAAATCGTTATTCCCAGGTTGTTGGAACTGTTGATGTTGTGGATACATCATGTCTTGAGGATGAAAATAGTATTGTTGTTGATCGTCGTGTATTGGTGTACTATCTTCATTCTTATCGTCGTGTAATGAATCGATTGTAGGATCGTAATCAATTGGATTTCCTATATCAGTCTCCATTTTTAATATATCTATTGTTTTTTTTAAGCGTCTTCTTCCTCACTCTCTTCTTCATCATCTACAATAAAATCATCGAGACTTTCACAATCATCGTCATCGTCGCATTCACTCCCGTCATCCGAATACACTTCATCTTCTGTATCTATATCTGAATCAAAATCGGAATCGTGGTCATCCGAGGCGTAGTCATCCTCACAAATCTCATCTGGTACGTAGGTCTCTGGTTTCTTTATCTGCCTTCCCGAACGTGTCGTGGTTTGCACCATTAAATAACTATTGACTGTTATTTTTTAAGTACCTTTTGGATATAATCCAGAAACAACGTTTGAATTTAATATATGCGTTCTGGCATTATTCTTTTTACAAACAGGGCATTTTTGAGTGATTTTACTCTTTTTTATAAGGTATGACATCGTGGAATCTGGGTGCTCACCCTTGATGGTTTCACAATAACTGGACGTTGTGAGGACTATAAAATCATTCTTCTCCCTGGTAATCTTAACGACGTGTGTATCTTCTGGACACTTCATACACACCTTCATGAATGATTCCAAATGTGGCTTCACATCACTCTGTTTAATCTGAGGCTTTTCCACAAACTTTTTGATTTCTGGACACTTTTTGAGTTCCTCCTTCTTGGGATACAACTTTTCAACCACTTGGGGTGGAAGAATGTGCTTACGACCATAAAAGTCTTTACAAAACCCATCGCGACGACCCCTAATTGTTTCACAACGACAGAAACACTTTTGGGCTATCACGGTTCCACTGATATGAAACCAGATATGATTGGAACTATGAGGTCTCTTGAGATTTTCACAATACTTTGAGTTTGTCGAGACAAGATACGTCTCCTTGTGTTTGAAGAGTTTTGTGATTGTAGCACCCCCCTGTCCTTCCATATGTTTCTGTACAAACTCCTCAATGAGACCCCTCAGTTCGTCATTTTGAATTTCATCTTTTGTTTGTGCCGTTGAAAATGAACCCTCCTTAATCGCTGTAGATGGTGGTTCTACAGTGATGTGCTGCGTCTCATCAGTCCTGACAGAACACATCTTAAGCATATCAACATCTGGCTGTTGATCAACTTTAATCAAAGTACTCAAGGGTCCATGTTTGTACATAAATAGGGGAAGATATGCCAATTGTATTACCCTCCCCGTTCCATTACATTCTTGACACCCCCCACCCCTACACGTGGGGTGTTTAGCCATTTTATAAGACCATGGCATACGAAGACCACTCCCCTTAGTTTTCCTATGAAGATCGCCATATACCGATGAATCTATGATTTCATTCCAATCTACACGACCTTTAGCCCTTGAGAGTGCCACAAGGATATGTTCCCTGAGCGCGAGAGCTGATGCCTGATCTACAACAAAACCAGACCAATTGAGGTGTATCCCCGTCTTTGTGAGATCACCAACCTTTTTGGGTGGAGATACGGAGATGAGACACTCCTTTCCCCCATGACGCTTCACTTTGTCACAAATAACCTTACAAATATCTTGAATCTCCTCAATTGTTAGGGATCTATCATCTTTGTAATCAATATCTACAAAAAAGTTATAATTTGGACTCTTCTGTTCGACGACAAATAGTTTTTCACCGGAACGAACAGCCTCTATATACTTTTCATGGAACTCATTCAATCTATCAAATGGCACGGTGAGGGTTCCCCCATCCATGAGCACATGTGATACATTGGATTTGGTTGCTTTATTAAAATTTTGTTGGGCGCACCACCTTTTAAACATACCTGTATATTGCGTCTAACCTCTAAACCACCTCATGAATGAAACATCGGTGTATTCTTTACTTTCAGAGAGCTCCTTCTTGATGACGAGGAGCTCATAGACCGTCTTCGCTTCGTTTTCTTTTACCCATTCCTCAACTTCTTCGTCACAGAGACCTCTATTTGTTCTGAGGAGGTCCCCAATCTGCATTAAAATGTAAGACTTTGACTTCATTCTACTTTATAGAGAATGTTTTTCTATTGAGAGAAGTCACACACGAGTAAAACTCTGGATTCTTGATGATATTATCAACAATACGTTTCCATTGCTTACGTGTATTGAACTCCTCAATCGTGTCAAAACTCATATAATCATTTTCATCATATGTTTTCTTTATTGGTTGTTTATTGATCTTTTTAAGGTTTGTTTTCTGTTTTTCTTCATAAAATTTTTTAACAAGCGCCTGTTGTTGTGAACGATTGTAATCAACAAAAAAGATGAATACATTGTATTCCAAGTCCACAGTGGGACTTTCCTTCACAACAAACTTGAACTCTGTATACTCACCAGTCTTGAGGGCAACCACACCACGGGTCTCTTCCTCCAGTTCCCTAAGAGCACAACGAAGAGGATTGAATATCTCCCGTCGTCGACACCCCCCTGTAACAAAAATCCAATCCTTGAAACGACGATCCCTCACTGTGAGGAATTTAGGCTTATCGTCAGCAAAGCTGACCGGTATCGCTATAGCTTTGTATTTTTTCATTGCGCATTCGCAAGTTATAATACTTGGATATGTTTATTCTTCCTCTTTTTCTTCGACAACTTCGGGTTCTTTCGCGGGTTCTGGCACAGACTCTGGTACACTCAAACGTTGTACCAAGTGGGCTGAGAAGTTCTTAAGATTTTCAACATCTTGTTTCGCCTTATTCATTTCCTTAAAAAGGAAGATAACACCAGCGATTGCCACAATAGTGGCAATCATCATGAGGGTTTCACGGTCCATTGGAATCATTATAGTCTAAGAGAGACCCTTCTTTTTAAGTAAGAACCCCCATATGTGCTCTTCCTGATGGTGGACATTCATATGGCGTTTGGGCAAACTGGACGGCTTCGTAATGCGTAGGTTCACAGGACTTTTGGGTTGAGGGTGTTGGGAGTCCAACATACTTTTCAAGCGTCCTGGATTTGGGATCGTACGTCAATACAAAAACGATGGCGAGGAGGAAAACTACGTTCCACATTGGTTTTATTAATTAGTTAGAATATAAAAGTCCACCCATACCGTTCTCAATGCGGAGAACGTTATAGTTGACCGCGTAGATGTCCTTGTCGGAGTTGGCGGTGTCGTTAATAATACGGGCAGAGTCGAGACGAGAGAAGTTGAGGGTACCTGTGGGCTGGAGCTTACCCGTGTCCAAGCAGAATGGGTAGACGAACAACTTGGTACCCAAGGTCGCGTTACCATTGGAGGTGTGGTAATAGAGGGGCACACTGGTGAAGTTGGGGTTCGCAAACTTGAAGTCCGCAACATCGGTACCGTTGATTTGGAGCTTGAGCTTGTTACCTGAGGTGCTCAACATAGTGACATTGGTCGCATCCCCCGCAGCCAAGTACTTCACTGGGTGGTTGAAGTTGAGTTCTTGGATCTTTGAGCCCGAGGCAATCGCCTTTTGGACTTGGGTGATGATCATATTTTGTGGCTGGGACGCAAAGACTTCACGTTCCTGGGTGTCGAGGTACGCATAGTTCGCGTAGATGTCCCACTTGTCATCCGCCGCTGCGGAACCCCACGTGATGCGAAGTTCAACATCGTGGTACTGGAGACCAATGAGAGGGAGCGCCGATTGCCAGTTCTCACAGAAGTTGAAGCGGAGGGGGTAGAAACGCGAGCTCGTGGAACTTGGGGCACCACCGAAGAGATCACCACCAACCGACTTTGGGGTGGAGGTCGCCAAAAGGGATGGGGCGATGAGAGTGGAGAAGGTCGAATCTTGATCATCAATCACTTGACCACCGACAAGGAGTTCAACCTTGGCAATCTTGGTGCGCCACTGCGCAGCGCTATAGGCTTGAGTCGCAGAACCATTGTTGGGTACGAGATACACGTAACCCAAAAGATCACCCTTGCGTTCGAAACGGATTGTGGACATGCCCCCATTGGAGACATTCCCCTGGATCACTTGGCGTTCAACAGTTTGGGAAAAGTTTGTGTGTCGCTTGTACGTGGAGCGAAAAAAGCTGACTTCGGGCTGACCGACGAGGTGTACATCCTGAGCACCGACAGCAACGAGTTGGGCGATACCACCAGACATTTTATAGTATAGTGAGAGTTTTTTTTAAGTAGACAAGTTCACAGAACTTTTCTGTTTAGATACGGTCCTTATAAAATGAGTGTTCAAGTCTTTCAGACTAACCACAATGGTATGTACATCCAACATACGCCGCGGTCCAGACAGCATTTGCTTGATCTGTGCGAGTGCCATCAGTTGTGAGGTATCGAATACTGTACGCCTTTTGGGTTCGATCCGTATCCTCCCATTGGAGACGTCCATATGCGTCTAGAACGTTCTTGCCCTCAGCATCCTTTTTAATGACCTGTACTGGGAGGTCCTCGGGGTTGAAATCACAATCCATCGTGATTTTGGCAACAGTATAGTTTTTGAGTGAATCTGTATCCTGTTTTTGACCATATCCAGCAATGTTGGAGGTTGTAATGTAGTCCCCAGACACCAAATTGCCATTTGTGTTCACAACCCACATCGCCCCTTCACCAATGGAGTTCACGATGACCCGATTGTCCCCAAGTTCTTTGGTCGCGTTCACAATCGTAATACCTGTGGTCTGGTTTCTCACGGTTCCACCATATTCAAGTCGGTCCACGACCCCGAACACACTTCGGTCGTTGGTGACGTTTGAGAGGGTTACCACTGGGAGGGATTCCGAGGACTTGATAGCACCCAAACCCGTGGTCAAAGGACCATTGAGGTTCATATACTTGTTCTTATTTGCGGAGACCACGAGACCTTGGCTCATGGGTCCATCTGGAAAACACATGTGTTGCCCCGTGAATGAGAGAACGGTACCCTTAGCACCTATGGGTGTAGATACTTGGAGAGTATTTCCAGGGGTTTCAAAGATATACGCAGCGCCTCCCTCGACCAGACCACTGTTGGCCCAATGCGCCCCCACTAGAGCGGTATTTCCATCCCCAGAGATGGACATGTGTAGTCCGAACTGGTTAGCTTGAACTTCATTTACTGCCAGATCTGATGCCACTATTTTTTGCGTTAGGTTCCACGAAGACCCAGTCTTCTTGAAGATATAGGCGGAACCCGTGTTGGCCCCATCGTCGTCGTTCAAGTGCCCTCCCACGAGGGCGGTATTCCCATCCGAAGAGATGGAGACACGTTGACCGAAGAGGTCGCCCTGCGCCGCATCTGGTGCCACGAGTTTGATCACCTGATCCCAAGTCCCACCAGAAC